TTAGCTTCAGTAGTTGTATAGATGCTATCAGCAGGTGTGCGATAAGCAGCAGGAACGTCATTAGGACCAGCAGAATCAAGGAAATCACCAAGACCACGAAGTGCATTTGCTGTACCAGCACCATCTTCTGTAGCTTTGTCTTGAGTTCCAGCAAGTGTAGCTTCGACATCACGCTTTAGTTCACGGATAGCTTTAGCTTCAGCTTGTGCGATTTTAGCAGGACCAACGGAATCAACTGCTTCTTGCAGATCAGAAACCATGTAGTCACGACGGAATTTTTGGATGCGATTGCTAAGACGAGCGCGACTTGCAAACTTGTCCGTGAATGCTGAAACGTCAGCACCTTCCGAAATACCTGCAGTTACAGGTGCAGAAAGGCTGTCAACAGTCCACTCAACATTAGTTGCAGATGCACGTTCTTTATTAGCAGACGAAAGGATAGGAGTCTCTTCAGGCGCAAGAATGGTCAAGACATCAGTCAAGTCCTCACGATTGGAGACAGCCGATCCTGTATTTGTAGTATCGAATGTATTTGAGAATGCCATTTTATTTAATGATTATGAGTTATCGGCGCGAGGCCATTTGTAGTTTTCTAAGTGCGGCAAAATCACGAGCGTTACCCGATTTTTGAAATTGACTTTGCAGTTCCTTGAGTGCCTTTGCAGTTCTTGATTGGGATGTAGAAGCATTTGCATTACTTGTAGTCGCACCCTTGGGTGGTGTAAGTTTCATGCTTGGCTTACTTTCAGCTACTGGTTTACGACCATAGATACTGTTTGCTGCGTGAGCGAACCAGTAATCTAGTTGGCCCGCAACATCCGGAGCTTCCTTTGCCACGATCTCTTTCATCTTTTGAAAACGAGCATCGTTGACTGTAGCCTCGTATTGTTTGCGTATGTCATTGTCTTCACCTTCTAGCCAGGATAGCTCTTCTTTCGCTCTCTGCTTGAAAGCAACTTCCATATTTGCAGCCTGTTCTTTGGCTTGTATTTTAGAAAGTTGATCAGGAAGAAAGGTTTTTTGAGCCTTACGCGCCTGTAGTAAAGATTTACGAACTTCTGCCTTGGTCATTTCTTTGCCTTCGATCTCAGTAATGACATCGTCAGCCGCATAGTCAGCACCTTCAAAAAGAAGGTCCTCAGCCCAGTTGACTATTTGCTCTACCTCTTCGGCCTTAGCTTGAAGGCTCTCGATAGAATCTAAATCCCCAAATGGGTTATTCTCTACTTTCTTTTTTGACTCAAGGGGATCTCGCTGTTGAAGCGAAGCCTCTAGTTTAGCTAGCTTTTCTTCTGCAGCTTTGCGTCTTGCGGTAAGTTCCCCAAAACGAGCTACAGCTTTACTGCCTAACTTATCAGCTAGTTCCCGTAATTCTTCTTCGGACGCGTTGTCCAAATCAATCTGTGAAAGAACATCCTCGGATGTTGATTCAACTTCTGGTTCACCTTCTTGGACCTCTTGAGTTTCTTGAGTTTCCTCAGTCTCCTCAACGACCTCTTCGGGTGTCTCTTCCGTTGGCTCTTCGGCAACTGGTTCTGATTCTGTCTCAACATTTTGTTGAGCCTTCATCTGCCCCAATCGGCGATTTGCAAAATCCGTTACGGATATATTAGTATTGTCCACTGGTATTTGGTCTGCCCCAGAGTCAGCAGTCGTGATTTCATCTGTCATAAGTTCCACTCATTTACGCCGAGAGATTGCGATACGTTAATATAACATAGGTGAACAGTTGTTGTTCAGCCTAGAAATGTTCACGGTGACGGACACTTAGTTCCTGCCAGCTTGATAGCTGTAATAGCTGATCGTAAGTGATGATCCGTCCGGATATTTGTTGAATGTTTTCGCTAGTTGCTTCGTGCAGTTCCTCGATAGCCTCTTCTCTGAGGTCATGCACCATCTTCATAAATCTAGCAAAAGCCTCGTAGTTGTGAAGTGTTTTTATATCGTCTTGGATATTCATATTATTTTGCAGCAGAACGCATTACGTTTACCATTCTAGGACCTCTGGACTTTACTTGCTTGTACCAGTTGCTGTCAACCATTTCATCAGCCGCCATATTGTAGTCATTGTTCATAAGACCCTTCTTCATTTCTACGAATTTATTTAGCTTCGTTAGACCAAGATTGAATGCCATGTCGACTAGCGTCATCTTGACAGCTTCTGGTCTTTTGGCAAAGTTAGGATCATAGGACTGAGCGTCCTTGAATGCTTGGGTAAGGCTGTGGTTATAAAGGGTTTTTGTTTCCCTGTCAGTAAGCTCTCGACCAGCAAATAACTCATTGATGTCAATACCCTGCTGCTTGAGGAACTTCCGGTTCCCAGCATCTTCTAAATTAAATCCAATCCCTATGGTGCGGTTACCCTTGCTGTCCTTGTAAACCTTAGGCTTGTTACCCTCATTGAGAGAGAGCATATTGAAGTAATTCTGTGAACGCTGCTCGCGAACTCGTTGTAAGGCAAGTTGTGAGGGTGTTTTGTTATCAGCCATTGTGTAAGTATTTGTTAATAAAACAATACTACATATTCTGAGTGTTAACATTACCCATCTGTGCAGGGGCTGTGCCAACTCGACCGATCTGAGCATTCTGCGCTTGCTGTATTTGGAAGGTGTACTGACCCTGGTATTTCTCCATGCGTCCTCGGAATGCTTCGTCCTGTTGCAAGCGTTGCTGAATGTCAGGCTGCTGGGCGTATTGCTGAATAACTTGCATAGCAATCTGTGCGCCTGTAGGCCGGGCTGGCATTTCAATACCCGCAAAAATCTTTGTAAGATCATCGGTAACACTCTTAACCATCTCTTGTTGAGCATTTTGTGCAGGTTGTAAAACTGCGTCAGCCATGACTGGATCGATGCTAGCGGCTGCAATATCAAGTAATCCATCAACATTCATTCGGTTATTTACATTGAGTTGATTCAATGCAACAAACCCTTGTAGTTTCTTCTCTACTGTATCTGGGTCAGTGTCAAGCACATCAAAGTTAATCATGATGTCAAAGTTCTCGTTTGGATCTCCTTTGTTTATTACTTGAGGATCAGGGATACCAGTTACTTGGAAGAAGACCTCATCGGGTCCGAATCTTTGGAAGCACTTGTAAGCCATACGAATCACCTCAGATACATGGCTTAGGTATTTATCAACCATGAACTGTTGTCTGGATTGAGACATTGGGTCATTTGGATCCAGTCCAATCATTCGGTCAGCTTGATTAAGCAATGTCTGCTCCATCTCAAGTGAACCTTGATTGTACGCAGGAGTCGGTGCAAAGTCCAGATCACCCTTTCGGCGGTATGGAATCATACGACCTGGTCCCCAGTCATTAGGTGCTTGACCTACTGGGTGCAGGATTGGAGGCAAAGTAGCTAGGCTATTACGGTCAATCCGTGAATCACGTTCTACCTTCACTTGGTTCTGAATACCACGAAGAATACTGGGAACGGTTGATACATCATATAGACGCTTGGTGTCCTCGGACAAGCGTGTTACTACTACGGGATAGTCTTCGTATCCGTTGAGTAGTTCGAACTTTGCATATCCAGGAGTCCCAGTTGCAACATCTCCATCAAAGTTCTTATGAAATACTGTGCAGTAAATTCCTTCGGAACCGTCCTCTTCGTTAATTAGTCTCTGATATCCGTAAATGATTTCAATGAGTTCATCGGCTTCGTATGCGGTATCCGTTAGGCTCATGCTGCGACGACCTTCCTCGTATCGCTCAAGGCTATCTATGTTTACACCCCGGTATCTTTCGATCATTGTATCTACGAAGTCCTGATCCCAGCCATCGGTTGTTACCTTAAGTTCTAGTTCTTGTGGAGTGTAATACGTTTTCCAGAAACAATACGGTGCGCGTTGTGGGTCAGTAACATATGGAGGGAAGACAAAGTCACCATCAGGTGCTAGGGTTTTGACTTCGGGGCAATTAATTTGACGACGCACTACGGGCAGTTTTGCGATTCCTTGTTTACGTAGATCTTTGAGCGCATCCTTTGCTCGCTTTTCTGTAACGCCGTCAAAAACTTGCTGCATAAGCAGGATAAGTTCTTCATCGTTTTCACCTCGCTCGACAGCTTGAAAGATTTCTGGAGATATTTGTGCTATCTGTGCCTGAGGAATGGGTGGTAAATTTCCAGATGTAAGTCTCTCACCCGCAGTTACTAAATTTCCGTAAGCTTGTGCAATTAATTCTTCAAGCGATGCCATTACACTCTCCCTATTCCCATGCTTTGTGCTTTATCTTCTAAACCATTCATCATTGAATACATTTTTTTTGTACCTTTATCTCTATCACCATCACCAGCAGCCATAACTGCTTGTTTAGTCATAACAAATTCACCATCTGAAAGCATTGCAGGGATTGAGTCTGACTGACCGTCACCTGGACCATTAATCATACCAGTTTTTCTCGGAAAGTCACTAATGCCTCCACCCTTGGCAGAATAAATAGGGTTTATGTTTTCAAAAAAATCTTTGTCTCCTGAGCCAGACGCTAAATATGGGTTTTGTTCGGGATCATATAATCTTTGTGCATCTTTAGCACCCAGAGCTGCTGCAGCTATTGCTGCTCCTGTAGTTCCTAATTTAACAATAGGAGCGTACTTTTCAAAAAAATTAGCCGCTCTTGGTTTACCGGTCAAGGGATCAGTAACTGTGTCAACAATTAAACCCATGTCTCTGAGTATGCCTTGTTTTGGTTGTACTGGGGCTGCTAAATTATTACCAACACTCATACTCATGTTTGCACTCGTAGGTATTGGATCTAAATTTATGCCTGACTGATTTACAGGTGCATCACCTATGGTCATCGTACCACCTTGTATATTTCGATTAGTTGGTGTTAATGCTGCACCAGCAACGGGTTGTTGTTGACCTCTGAAAAAATCACTGATGCCACCTCTACCACCCATAAGCCCAGCTTGAGCTGTGCCTAAGGCTAAACCTTGTAACACTTCTTGTGGTTTTGCGCCTGACAGTAAACCAATACCGCCCTGTATCAAAGCAGGGCTAACACCTTTTAAAAAACTTAATTGTGGAGCTAGCAGACCAATACCTAGTTGTCCAACTGGACTTCTAATTAAATCTTTGGCTGCTTTAAAAATCTTTTTAAACATTATTCTTCCTTATTTGTAGCACCCATGCCTAATCTAGGTGCAAAAATCTTAATATCTCTTTGTATATCTTCTTCTTTAGTATCGGTATTAGGATCGGCAACATCTGCAGA